CGAATATTGACATGGGCAGAATCAAACCCTGTGAAATTTGTCCACGAAGCTTGATAGTCTTCAGACGAAATCCCTCCTGATCTCCCATTTTCTTGTAAGAGCTCTTTCTCAGAAACTCAAATTCTTCCCTCACTGGAAGGAACGAATCGACTTCGCAGTAGACAACAAGATCGCCGACTTTGTGACCGACGTCTTTTGCTACAACAACTTTCCATCCATCGACTATAGCAAGTTCGATTGCATCAGCTCCTTCGATCGGAAGGATCTGAGAAATTTTTCGCATTGATGCTAGTTTTCTTTCCATTATTCTGGTTCTATGTTGTATGCTTTTTGAATATGTGGATAAAGACCGCAAACTGCGAATCTGTTATCTATGTGTTGTGAAATTTTCAACCCTGGAGCTCTCATTTCAACAAGAGCTATGACACGTATGAGTTCGCTGTCTGAAATGTCCCATAAGAAACAAATGTCTTGAGCTAGCTCAGTTCCAGCTTTTTCGAAAGATTTCCACTGAGATGGAATTTTTTCTTCAATTCTGCTGTACTTTTCTTTCAGCTGTTGTATTGTCAGTTCCATCGTTCTGTTTTTTATCTTTAACGTTTACATGATCGTAAGGACAATGTCTACATTTATTTCCACAACAGTAACCCCTTTCCAAGTGAAACTTTTCAGTCAAAACTACTAAACCGTTATCGTAGTAGAAATGAACATTTTCTACAAATTCCCTTTTCATTGAAAAGTTGGTATTCTTTTTTTCAGGAACTCTCTTTCCTGTGTGAAAATTGGACATTCAACAGCTTCCCATTTCTTTCTGATAGTTGAAGTTTGAAATTTCAGCGAAACGCCAGGTCCAGTTCCCATCTTGCTGATTCCAGCATGCGGGTTAACTTCGGAAACTTCGTATTCTACTCTTTCAATGAATCCGCCTCTCTTTTCTCTTGAGCTGTAATCGTTCCAATTCACTCCTTTCTGAAAGATCATTTCCTGTTTTTGGTCTCCGTTCTTTCCTTCAAGTTCCTTGTGGCTATAGAGACTCTGAGCTACACATGAAATGGAATTCTTTGTAGCATCTTGCTGTCTCCAAATGAAGTAGTTTTCAACTTCAACGGGCTGTGGAATTTGAAACACTCTTGCATCGAACTGTGCTGATTTAAAATTCGGTATCTTATCAAAGATCAGTTCATCAGTACTGAGATCGACTGTTTTCAGAATTCTATTAAGCCTTAGCTTGTTGAACTCCGATGTAGCAAGTGACGCTGAAACAGATGCCATTTTTTGCAGGTTTCCGTCGAACCACATATCTGTCATGATGTCATCAAAGTCAGTTATCAAGATACTTATTTCGTCTGACTGAACGTAAGCGAACTTAGCACCCTGTATGTTCTTACATAGGTACGCTGCAGTGCTGTTCATGTCTTCGATCAGACCCTTATCGAACGGCCTTTCCAATCCCCTTGTGTAAGTGTGAAAAGCTTTACCGTCAATCCTTATGATTGTGTAAGTTTTTCTAGGAAGGCAGATACGAGTACGATCCTCGTAAAATGCTTTCATCCTATCTCCTAGTGCGTCTATCATTTGTTTCTCAATTTTTCTCTGACTCTCATCAGAATTTTTCCAAGATTGTTTTGTCCAACACCATCACAAACACCCCAAAACTTATCTCCCCACCAATTCGTTTCCTCGAGGTACTTATCTCCAGTGTCAAGTAATTTTTTCTTAAGCTCTTCGTTGTATGTGAACTTAATAGTAACAATTTCTTCCATGATTCTCAGTTTCACGTCGTCCCAATCGGATCTCATCAAAACTGATCTTCCGAGTCTTTTGGATTTACCTGCTGTAATGTTAACGAACAGATCCTTTTCGGAATCCAATTCACACTTGGAAGCTGCGTAAGCGTTCTCGGATGAAGGGTACGTTCTTCCCTCATACTTCACTTCACAGGGCCAAAAGTTGGAGAGAAATCTGTACTCTCCAGAGAAACCCTTGATCGATTCATCATCAAACACCATTCCAGGTGCTTTTTCATCCCAATTCATGATCCTGTTAATGTTGTGTTAGTTCCAAATGAAGTTCCCCTGTTTAACATGTTAGCTAAAATAACAAAATCTCCTGTCACTTTACCATCCAACATATTCGATAACTTTTCAAAATATTCCTTTATATCTTTCTTCACTTCATCCTTGCTGATGCGATACTTAGTGAAATAATATGCTCCAGCTCTTTGAGAACCGTAGCTCTTGAGCGTTAAATTTTTTTGCCCACATAAGCTACTGTAAAGCGGATGCAACTCACACAGAAAATCCCGTTTCCATGCTTCACCGTTTGGTCTTTCATCAGATACGCAATACTCAAGTTCCTTTTTTCCCATTGTCAGTTTCCATCTGCTCCATCGTTTTTGAGTTGCTATCACAAGGTAAATTTCACCTGGTTTAAAACCTGTTTGCTTTCCCTTTAATCTCGAACTGTTGATCTTGATGAGTTCTCCCGCGACGAACTCATCGCTTTCAGTAGCTATCTCCTGATAACAAACTGAGCTTTGTGTTTTCATTTTTTTGTTTTGATGAGTGGGCCCTGCTGGGATCGAACCAGCGACCCCCTGATTATGAGTCAGGTGCTACTAACCAGCTGAGCTAAGGGCCCTTTTATCGTAAGTTCCGTTTTGAATCTTACGAATTTCATTTATTTTAAGAACTATTAAATTCTGAACTGACTTCCATTTAACTTCATCTCTTTCTCTCTGATATCCTTTTATCTCAACATATAAATTCAAATCAACAAGATAAAAATCGGGAAAATATGTTCTTTCACCATTCCAAATATATTTGAATCCCTTTTTGTTTTTTTCCCATTCAATGTTATTGTTCTCACACCATTTAACAAAATCGAATTCCCATTTGCTATCTAAAAAAACACCTCTGTAAAAAATTTTTTTTACTCTACCATTTACATTAGAGCCTGAATAGCTTTCTGGATGCTTCAACACTGCTGATTTCATCGCATCTCTTCTTCTCTGAATAAGATTTTCACTCTGTTTTTTTCCCAACAATTTCGATCTTATTCTATCTTTAGTTTCTTCTGACATTTTAAAAGAACTGTCAGAAAATTGGTTAGATCCCTTTTTTCCAAAATGAGGATTTTTTTCACCTTTTCTATCAATTATCTTCCTGTTTGGATTTTTCTCACAATAAAGTTGGTGAGATTTTCCCTTTTCTGGAAGTAATTTTCTACAATACTTGCAAGTCATCTTTTTCTTCTATATATCGAAAAAATTGACTAAGTTGCTCTAACCAACTGAGCTACAAGTCCGATTAAAAATAACAACTTCTTCTCAATGTAAAAAATAATTGTAGCGCGGGGGAGACTCGAACTCCCGACCTCAGGGTTATGAATCCTGTGTTCTAGCCAGCTGAACTACCGCGCCAAATGTTGTGAGGGAAGGAATCGAACCTCCAAAGATGAGCTCTAACCAATTGAGCTACCTCGCAATATCAACAATCGCCGTTGCAGGGAGATTGGCAAGTTCCCCAAGCTTCGTAAGAGCATTTCTGCGTGTAACCAGTTGGGCTCTCTGGATCGTACCAAGATCCTGAAACGTACCACTGACCTCCCCAGAGCTTAGTAGCAGCGTGCAGAGGGACATTTCCGCCTAAGTCAGAAACAGTTCTGATTCTGTTCTTGTAGGACTCGTTCCTCTTTGCTCTTCGCCTTTGAGCTCTTTCCATTCTCTTCTTTATCTTGTCAGCTCTTTTCATTTCTGATCTGTCTTTCTATTTCTCTTTTCTTGATAGTTTCTCTCTTGTCATAATCTTTCTTTCCCTTAGCTAGTGCTATCTCCATCTTTGCCCATCCTCTTGAGTTGAAGAAGATCTTGTAGGGAACGATGGTGAGTCCCTTCACCAATTCTTTTTGCAACTTCTCCAGTTCTCTCCTTTTCATCAGAAGCTTTCGATCTCGGTTCTCCTTGTGAGAAAATGCTGTTCCGTTCTCCTTGATCAAAGCTCCTTTCAGGAAGAGCTCACCGTTCTGGAAGATGCAGAAAGAATCTGCCAGAGATACGTTGGAAGATCTGATCGACTTGATCTCAGATCCCACTAGCTCAATGCCCGCGGTTTCCGTCTTGAGAAATGTGTAGTCGTACCTTGCTTTTCTGTTAACTATTTCCATCTGTTTCTTTTTTAGCTTCTTCCAATGCTTTCCTCGTTTTCCAGTTCTTTCCGAGGTGATAACCGTCGCAGTACATGCATTTGTAGTTACTGAAGTAAACACCTCTCTTCTCAAACATTTTCTTAGCAGCTTTCTCAGCTGACTTCTTTGATCCGTATGCTACCTTGGGATTTCCCTCGTGAGTGAAATGAGATCGTTTATGAATGAGACCTCTCAGATTACCATTGAGAAGGTTTCTGATGAACCTCCTCAGTGGCATCTGATCCATTATAGCTAAGTATACGTTTCTCAGTTTCATCTTTTCTTATTAGCTTGAGCTAGCTCTTCTGTTAAAAGTTTTTGATCACCTTTAGCTCTGAGACGTTCGAACCAATCGTCTGTTTTTATCTTGCAGTAGTAAAGTGTATCTCTACCTTTCTTTGTTTCAACTTTACCCTTGCATATAACACCTTCTGATAGATCGAATTCATTATTCTTTACTCTCTGAACGAATTCTTTGGTCAGATTTCCTGTGTAAACCAAGCGTGGAATACCAGTGTGTCCAAAATCATCTACAAAATCCCTTGGATGAATGAATCCTTTCTTGTACCTATCTATATCGAAAAGTACTACATCGAACACATCTGAATCAAATTCATGCTGTCCAAAGGACGATTTCTTTCCGAGAAATTCTGCATAGCAGACAAACGATAGAACATCTCTGTATTTCTTTGAGCTGAAAACTTTGCTCAGATGTTCTTCGTACTTCTCCTTGAAAATCCGAACTCCCTTTCCAAACTGTTCATGTTTTTCGTCTATCATGACGTTTCGGCTACCCGATTTATAGAAGCCGCGTTTTTTCGACCATTCGAACCTGAGATTCGAACCGTCAAGTTTATCGAAAGCGTATATTGGCAATCCCCAATGATCGCCGTAATACTCAATTGTGTTGTAAGATTTCATATAGTTGTTAATGGAGCTAAATCGTGGCTAACGATTCGACTACCGATTTTACAACTGATCCGTCTGCTCTTCCGGTGAACTTTTTATTGAACATTCCGATAGTCTGACCGATCAGTCTCTGTTTGTTTTCAATCGGTCCAAGTTCAGCCATGATAGTAGCAGCTTCTGCTGCGATCTCACCTTCTGTCATCTGCTTTGGCATGTACCTTTCAAGGACCGTAATTTCTCCCTGTTCCTTTTCGGCCAAATCCAAACGACTTCCCTTAACGAATTCTTCGTATGATTGCTTACGTTGCTTGATAGCAGCTGTAATGACTTTGATAACTTCGGAATCAGTTAGATCTGTGTTTGACTTAGCCTTTTCCGCTTCTGTGATCTTTGATTTAAGACCGCTCAGTGCACTTTTAGCAACTGAGTCTTTTGCTTTCATAGCGGAAACAAAATCGTTCTGAATCGTTTGTTTTAGAGTCATTTTCTTTAAGTTTTTAGATTGCTAAAATAACAACTTTTTCGTAAACAAAAAAATTATTGTGGGACTGTGAGGAATCGAACGTGATAAAATATCACAAGCTGGTTAGCTCCAGCTTCTCTTAGCCTTTTGAGCACCTCCTTGTTTCTGGAGGCCGGCTTCCCACAGCCGTAGCAATCCCAATTGTGTTGTCACGGGGAGAATCGAACTCCCTTTAAAATTTCAAAGAATAATAAAAAGCTGAATTCAAATTTTTCGTATAAAAAAAACTTTTGAATCCTTCTTTTTCACAAAATTTCTCTAATGCTTTTTTCTTTTCTTCAATAGTATCATAGTAATAAGACCATTTCCTAGAGACATCTTTATTTTTTCCTATCTCAGTTTTACATTCTATTATGAATTTTTCATTTTCCGTTTCTATGATAAAATCTGGAACATATCTTCTTTTAACGCCTTCATGTTGAAATTCAAGATAAAAGTTACATCTTTTCATTGATTTTATCTTGAAATTAGTCTCAAAATAATTTAAACAAGAATATTCCACTTTAGAGTCGCATTTTATTTTCTCTTCTTTAAATACATATTCACATTTTATACTTTTCAAAAATTTTGTATGATCTCCTCTTAGAATTCTATTAGTCATTAATATAGACATTTTTTGTCTATATTCAGAACTTTTAGATCTAAGTTTGGATGCACACTTAACGGAACACGAAGCCTGATCTCCTCTTCTTGGAGAATAAATTTTACCACAACTTTGACATTCTTTTTCTCTTGGTGTTTTTCTTCTCTTTACAGATACTTTGAGATTTATTTCATTTCTTTTATTCTTTGTGCTAAATCCTCTTGCGCATTTAGATGAACAAAATCTACCAGATCCGTAGTTTCCTTTATGTTGTCTTTTACAATTTTCACAGTTCATGTTTTAAACAGATTTTTCTATATATCTGTTCGAACTGATGTTTTGTGCTGATTGTAGGCGAATCGGGACTCGAACCCGAATTACTGCAGTATCAGTGCAGCGTGCTCACCATTCTACTATCCGCCTATATGCTGTTTGTCTTCAGGGTGAGGCTCGAACTCACACATCGCTTGGGTATAAGCCAAGTGCTTTCACCGTTTAGCTACCTGAAGTGTTCACCATTCTACTAATCGGATGTTAGCTTGCTGAATACAGAACGTCGGTGTGAAGAATTCTGTGCTTGATGATCTCTCCCTGTATCACATGCTCAAGCTCCTCAAAGCAATCATCTTTCAAACAGTACAATCCACTTCCACCGTTTTCGTACTCAACTAGAACATTATGAATGTCGTCACATTCAACAACTGTTCCGATCGAAAATTCAGGATCCTCATCAGCTACTTTCATACCGACTTTGAGATCTTCGAACTTCAGTTTTTTCCTATCCATAGTCTTTTCGGGTGGAGTCGAACCACCGACCTCATGAGTATCAGTCATACGCTCTAACCAACTGAGCTACGAAAAGATTTAAGAGAACCCTCCCTTCATCCAATCCGGGCATGACTCCGGAAAGTCGGGACTCGAACCCGTTAAGGATAATTGCAATTGATCGTAGTCTCAACCAGGTTCGAACTGGTGGCCTCTTCCATGTCACAGAAGCGCTCTTCCAACTGAGCTATGAGACTGTATAACTTCCATGTTCAGGGATGGTGGGTCGACGTCACCGAAAGCTGAACCCCTCTGCCATCATTTTCTTTATGGGCGGAAGTTATGTGAGATAGCTATTCGTCCGTTACTGCGTCCGGCTTCTTCTCTGTTGCCCTACCCGGTTCGAACGGGTGACCCTCTGTATGTAACACAGATGCTCTTCCAACTGAGCTAAAGGGCAATGAAAAACTGAGTATAACAGAAAGAGTGTTTTTTACAATTGGTTTTGATTAACAGTCAAATATTGAAGTAACTCTTTCAACCGCTTCAGTTTAAAAAATTTTTCTACCCATTTTCCAACCCTTGGGTATTTTATCTCCTTTTTTTATTTTTAAATTTTTTTCTCCGTTTGTTATCCAGTGTGTGCCGTATTGAGAATTTTTTTCACCAATTTGTTTTTTCGAATTTACCAATCCTATCATTTTTTTAAACTCTTCAGTGTGTGTTTTTCCTAAAAATCCTTTATGAGAAATTTTCATTTTTTCTCTATACGATCTTTTTTTCCAATTTTCTTTTGCTCTTATAGACCAACCTTTTCTAAAATCGTCATCTTCTAAAAATCTTTTCTTTACTGTTAAATTACCAGCTTTTCTCCATTTTTCTTGAGTTTCAAGTTTCTGAGATCCACCGTGACCACCTTTCATCAAATTCATACACATTTCGTCTTGAATCAATGATTCATTAACTAATTCTCTTTCTCTTGCTTTCAAAGAACTTCTATCCGGTAACATTTCAAGAATTTCTCTTTCATGATTTTCTCTTCCATGTTTATTGATAGAGTACCAAAGCCTCTTTCCACTTCCTATGTAGTCGTCATCCAAATTTGAAGTTGAATGCATTCCCACGTAGTATCTTCCAGTTACAGTACAAGTCGTCTTATAGATGTAGTGAAACTTGTGTTGTTTTCTAGCCATTGTGCTGCTTTTCTTTTATTTATCAAGAAAAGCAGTACAAATCTTCTCGGCTACTGTATGGGATTCGAACCCATGTTGTCGGCTCAGCGCCGGAGTCCTGACCGCTAGACGAACAGTATGGGAATACTCAGATTCTCCGCCAAGATTCTCCTTTCTTCCGTATGAATCGATTACTTCTGATCCGCTGGCGGGCAGATCATTTTCATCGGCCATCATGAGTCGGAGTGGAGGGATTCGAACCCCCAAAGCCCGTGAGCTCCCGATTTACAGTCGGGTGCAGATCACCATCTCTGCAGCACTCCGAAATGTGAGCCAGGTGGGATTCGAACCCACGAACCCGAATGGGAACAGTTTTACAGACTGCCTGCTTTAACCTCTTGCATACCGACTCATAATCTGTACTTGACATCTAAGCGACTAAAATTCTTTTGCTACTGTTCTCCTTTCCAGCCGATATCACTGCTGGTGTAGTAATTCTCTTTGAATTCCAATCATCCAGATTTGCGGACCAGGAGAGATTCGAACTCTCATCTCGCTGGTTAACAGCCAGCCGTTTTACCAATTAGTACTACCGATCCAAATTGTATTGGGTGTGGAGATTCGAACCCACGTTTCCTCATTTTTTCATGAGGCGTCCTAAGCCGCTAGACGAACCCAACTCTGATCAATTCCGATTACCACGATTACGGAACCGCCGGCGCTTAACGGCCGCGGCTCTTTTTCCCGAATGGAAGAGCTTTGATCTCGGGGCTCTGGTGGAGAATTACGATATCTCGACCTGCTGATTAACAGTCAGCTGCTCT